GAAAGACACTCTGGGCTCGAAGCCTGGGGGCCCACATCTACAACGTGGGTCTAGTTAGCGGAGCTGAGTGTATGAAGGCGCAGCACGTTGACTACGCCGTATTCGATGATATACGCGGGGGAATCAAGTTCTTCCCCGCTTTCAAAGAGTGGTTGGGGGCACAAAAATGGGTTAGTGTGAAACAGCTGTACAGGGATCCGAAATTGGTGGAGTGGGGCAAGCCGTCGATCTGGATATCGAACGACGATCCCCGCCATTCTATGGATCCTGGTGACGTTTCTTGGATGGAGGCAAATTGTACATTCGTTGAGGTTACGGAAGCTATCTTTCGTGCCAATACAGAGTAGAAGTGCACTGTATGAGAACGGCGTCATTGGCCGCTACACCTGTGCCAGGTTGGATGATGTCCAACACATAATAATCTCCCATTCCAGCTTTGCTGTCAGTGCTGATGTAGTTGGTTGTCTCACGATCTCCACTTTCGTCATCATCATAGACGAGTGTTTTGTTCATTGGGTGCCACAATTTCTTCTCAAACACCGTGCCACGCTCGTTTCCTGACTTGTATGTCCAAGTCTTGTCGAACTTAACGGTGACTCGTGCTGTATCCACGGGGGCAACGATGGGATCGTTCCAGTCTAGACCATTGGCGCCCTTGAAGATGACGCCTTCACGGTCATTGATAGTGTTTGGGGTTCCGTTGACAGTTTGGTTGAGCCAAAGGCGTTGCACGCCATTTGCAGAATCGATGTACGGTGTGGCTGGCACATTTGAGGAGGTGTCCGCGGTCGATCGGACGATGAACGGGGCTACGCCCTTATTGGTAAAGCATATCCGACGGTGAAACCATGGGATGCCGGACGAGGTCTGAATCCGGAGTGTCTCCGAAAGGCCGCGCATGTAGCATGACGTGGAGGTTCGGACTGCTGCCTGGGCCGGGCTAGCGTAATTTCCGGACCCATCTGTAAGGTCCATGGCAGTGGCGCACCAGAGGAATTTACCACCAGCGGAGGTGATGTAGGCTGGGCGGATGGCTAAGGGTGCCGATGCACCAGTGTCAAGAGTGTTGGATATGGTGAGCATCGTGTTTCTTTTCTTGGTGGACGTCATGTTGAGGATGGCCTTGCGGCCCATCTTTGGTCGTCTGGCCGACGGTCGCTTCTTGGCGTATGAACGCCGGTATGATTTTCGGGTGGGGCGACGTCGCACGACGCGCGTTCGTCTTCGGGATCGGTATGCCATTTTGGGTTTGGTCCATTTTTGGGTCGAGAGGGGTCGGTCGGGGTACTTATAGGTGGACTGTGTCCTGTGTCCTGGGCTATAATATTAGTTTCGCCCAGGACCTTTGGGACATGCCAGCTTTCATTTGCAATGGCAGATATTTTCTCGTCACCTACAGTCAATGCGGAGAGCTTGATCCTTTCCTCATTGTGGACAAGTTTTCATCACTGGGAGCTGAGTGCATCATTGGACGAGAGCATCACGAGGATGGAGGACTTCATCTCCACGTGTTCGTCGATTTCGGACGGAAGTTTCGCAGTCGAAAGGCAGATATATTCGATGTGGCAGATCGGCACCCGAACATCTCGCCTTCTAAGGGAACACCAGAGAAAGGGTATGACTACGCGATCAAGGATGGCGAGGTGGTCGCAGGAGGGCTCGAGCGTCCGGAACCGCGCGGAACTGGATCTGGGTCGCTTGCTGATCGATGGTCTCGAATTACGGGCGCAGAGGATCGTGACGAGTTTTGGGAACTTTGCCACGAGCTGGATCCAAAGGCTACCGCTTGCTCTTTTGGGCAATTGCAGAAATACGCAGACTGGAAATTCGCCGAACCCGAGCCGGTCTATGAGTCACCAAGAGGACTTAGTTTTGTTGGCGCAGATGTTGACGGAAGAGATGAGTGGTTACACCAATCTGGAATCGGAAGTGCGGAACCACCGTTAGGTGAGTGTATCTTGGCCGTCGCCTACCTCCCCCTGGGGGGCATCTCGGGGGGGCCCCTACCCCTCCCTCATGAGGGCCCCCCCCCCACGGGGTCGGGGCTCGAGGCCGCCATTAATATAGTAGAACGATTGCCTCCGGCGGTGCTACTCATGTGGAGTTGTAATGGCGTTTGTTCTTACGCTGACTTTTAAAGGCAGGTGTATGTCATTGGTGTTGTTCGGTGATAGTCGAACGGGAAAGACACTCTGGGCTCGAAGCCTGGGGGCCCACATCTACAACGTGGGTCTAGTTAGCGGAGCTGAGTGTATGAAGGCGCAGCACGTTGACTACGCCGTATTCGATGATATACGCGGGGG